TTCCATGGCGTACTCAAGGCTCCTCTAATGGGCAAGTTTGCTACAGGGAAGTTTGCCTACGGCATTTCTGACCGCTCCGGATTTCGTTACAAGCTTAACGAGATGAAGCGCGAGTGGACCGGGATGTTGGTTGGCCGTGACGAATACGAGCCAAAACAGCCTCAGTTGGAGCCGCGTGTCAAGGCGGTAGATCCGCAGGCCCTTCTTAATCCACGCCCAGATCGTGTAGAGCCTTTGGACGTGCCCGTAGCGGTCCCCCTTGTGGAGGGGCCTGCATTTAGGCCAACAGTAGGGTTTGGCATTGCTGGTGCAGTAACGGTGACGACATCATGAGTTTCACATACGGTGAATTAAAGCAGGCGATACAAGATTACGCGGAAAACGACGAAACCACGTTTGTTAACAACTTGCCTGTTTTTATTCGTAATGCGGAAGAGCGTATTTTTAAGATGGTGCAACTTACGGACTTCCGTAAGAATGCGCTGGGCAATACCACCGCCAGTGCTAAATACCTTGATTGCCCCTCTGACTTTTTAGCGCCCTTGTCGTTGTCTTTAGAAGTGTCTGGCGAAAAAGTTTTTATTGATTTTAAAGATGTCAACTTTTTACAAACTTATGCCCCGGATAGCTCTGCCACGGGAGCGCCTAAATATTACGCGTTGTTTGATCGGGATAACTTTATTTTAGCGCCTACGCCGGATGCCGCTTATGTGGCAGAACTGCACTATTACTACCGTCCTGCCAGCTTAACCAGCTTAACGGATAGCGGCACTTCTTGGTTGAGTGAAAACGCTCCGCTGGCTATGTTGTATGGCAGTCTTTTGGAGGCATACACTTTCATGAAAGGCGAGCCAGATATGATCGCGCTGTACACGCAACAGCTTCAGATGGCGTTAGCGGGCATGAAACAATTTGGTGAGAACAAAGAAGTTACGGACCAATATCGCACTGGAATGCTAATAAGGCCTAAACAATGATGGTAGAAGGCGGTAAAATAAGCCCCGGAATAGTTGAAATACAAACTTCCAACCACCGTGGCTTTACTCCAGAAGAAGTTGCTGAACGGTGCTTAAATAAGCTTCTCAGTGTTTCTGACACTGCACCCCCTGCGATTCGGGATCAAGCAGTCGCATTTAAAGATCATTTACGAGCGGTTCTTGTTTTTTATATGAACGAGGCCGTTCAAAGCGACAGAACTACTGTCGGTAACGCTTTGCTAGATGCAGGGCACAAAGACCTAGCCGATCTAATCAGGAGACTTTGATATGGCTTTTAGCGGAAACTTCATGTGTACCAGCTTCAAGCAAGAACTGCTTACTGGTTCTCACAACTTCACTGCCAGCACTGGGCACACCTTCAAGCTGGCTATGTATGACAATAACGCCAGTTTTGATGCGTCTACGACGGACTACACTACCACTAACGAGGTAAGTGGCACGGGTTATACGGCGGGCGGCGGCACGTTGACCAACGTCACGCCCACCACGTCTGGAACAACCGCTCTGACTGATTTTGCGGACTTGACGTTTAGCTCGTCAACGATCACTGCTCGCGGAGCCTTGATCTACAACACAACCACCGCTGGTGGCACGGGCACGACGGACACGGTTGTTGTTCTGGACTTTGGCTCTGACAAGTCATCTAGTGCGGGCGACTTCACCATCGTGTTCCCAACCGCTGACGCATCTAACGCTATTATTCGGATCGCTTAATCATGGCTTTGGTCGTTGCTGATCGCGTAAAAGAAACCACCACCACGACAGGCACGGGCACAATCACGCTCGCAGGTGCGGTAACCAACTTCGTTACCTTCACCTCTGTCTTATCGGATGGTGACACAACCTATTACGCCATTGTCGATGACACGAACAATGACTTTGAGGTAGGTCTGGGTACGTTCACGGCAAGCGGCACCACGCTGGCTAGAACCACCGTGCTGGCAAGCTCCAACAGCGGTAGCGCAGTTAATTTGCAGGCGGGTGAAAAGGAAGTGTTTATCACCTACCCCGCAGGCAAGTCTGTCAATTTGGATGCGTCGGGCGACCTTGGCATTTCTGGCGAGCTTATTGCGGATAGCTACAACGAGACATACGCGGCAGTCACATCGTCGTCCAATGCGACTACGGTGAACTGCGAAGCGGCAAACTCGTTTAGTCACACACTGACAGAAAACACCACGTTCACCTTCAGCAACCCGCCTGCCAGCGGCACCGCCTACACGCTATCTATAGAGATTATTCAAGACGCTAGCGCCTCTGGGTATACCGTGACGTGGCCCACGTCCGTGGACTGGTCTGATGCGACAGCACCAACGCTCACCGCCACGGCCAACGCCAAGGATATCTTTGTCTTCTACACCAGAGATGGCGGAACCAACTGGTACGGATTTACCGCAGGTCAGGCGTTTGGCTGATGGCGACCAAGAAGAAATTTCTTGAAGCGGCGGCAGGACTTACTCGCGTAGACAAGGGCGACCCCAACTTTGCAAATGTTGTTCTTTTGCTTGACGGGGATGGGTCGAGCCTTGACAACAACAACACCTACACGGATTCAGCCCTCGAAGGCACATCAGGAGCATTGCCAATCACCGAAAACGGGATTGTCAAGCAGGGTAGCTTTAGTCCGTATGGGGATAATTGGTCTAATTACTTTGATAGCAACTATTTGTATGCGCCTAGCTCGGCTAATTTTAATTTAAGTTCAGGTAATTGGACTATTGAAGGCTGGCTATACACCATAGATACAAGTTATGGAGAAAGATATGTTGTTCTTGAAGGCTCGTCACAAAACTACGGTTTAATTAGAGGAAACAATAATACAGTAGAGTGGAATTTCTTTGGCACATCAGCATTAATTACTTCTTCTACAAATTCTGTTCTTCCTAATACATGGGTGCATTTTGCAGTTGTAAGTAATTCTGGAACTATTACTTTATATATAGACGGCGTTAGCCAAGGAACAACAACAACGTATCCACAAAACTCTAATACTCAAGTAACACTTGCGGCATCAGTGCTTCGTTATGTATCTACATCAACAAACACATACATTTCTAATTTAAGAATTGTTAAAGGTACTGCAATATATACTTCTGCATTTACTCCACCAACAGATCCATTAACAGCGGTTACCAACACTCAGTTGTTAACCTGCTCATCAAACAGATTTGCAGACGAAAGCACAAACAACAGCACTCTTACTATTAGCGGCACTCCCAGAGTAACCTCGTTTAGTCCGTTTAAAGACAGCTCGGCAAGAACCTTGTCCGCGAATGGCGGCTCCGCCTACATAGATAACTCGACAATAACAGAATCATACCTTCGCGCAACAGACAATATTGCTTTTGACATTGGCACTGGCGACTACACCTATGAGTTGTGGGTGTATGTAAAGACCATAAACGGCTCGTTTATTATGTTTGGCGCTACCGTTGGTGCTAACAGTTATTTTGGGTACTACGACAACAACAACAGCCGCCTATCGATTTACGATGGAAGCAATGTTTTTTATTCTGGAAATGACGGGGCAATCAACCTTTACTCATGGAACCACATAGTGTTTCAGAGGGAGTCTGGTAGCACCACGACCATGTACCTTAACGGGACGCAGGTCTACTCAACGAGTTCGACACACAACTGGTCAACGGCAATCACGGCGTTTGATGTAGGCCACAGCGGCAGTTATAACAATTATGAAATGGATGGGTATGTTGCTGACGTGCGGTTTGCCCGCGCCGCTGTTTACACGGGTTCTCCGGCTACCATAACGGTGCCCACTGCACCTATTTCCGCAAACAGCAACACCGAGCTAATGCTTAGTTTTCATGACGCAGGTATTTTTGACCGCGCTGGCGTAACCAACCTTAGCACGGAAGGTGACGCCGCTCTCGCCCTGTCTCTTGGTACTGGGACAATGAGCTTCGACGGAACTGGCGACTATCTTGTGCTTCCGTATCAAGAGTATCAGAACCTAAATGGCGTAGACTTTACGATTGAGTTTTGGGCATATCCCGCCGCGCTCGGTAGCTACAACGGCATTGTCAGCTACTGGAGTACAGGAAACTCATGGCTTATAGAAACTGTTGGCACCGACATGCGGTTTTACACAAGCGGCGGGGCCTATATAAGCATGGGCACGGCGACGGTAGGCAAATGGAATCACTGGGCCGTCACGGTAGAGGGAACCGTCGTAAAAACCTTTAGAGACGGAGTACAGGTCAATTTCGCCACGGTAGGCACAATCCCCAATGTTTCTACTAACGATATGTACGTTGGCGCGGTTTGGGATGCCTCGGTCAGCACGGCGGGTCAGTGGAATGGCTACATAAATGACTTGCGTATCACGAAGGGGGTGGCCAGATACACACAAGTCTTTGATCCGCCAATAAGCCCAATAGACCTATCCACGGATGAGTACGCAAAAAACGTCACCCTGCTACTTGATGGCGATGGACCCGCTAACGGGCAAAACAACACGTTTACCGACTCCTCTTCCAACAATTTGACTGTAACCAAAAACGGCCAAGTAACTCAAGGAGTTTTTAGCCCATACGGGGAGTACTGGTCTGTTTATTTAGACGGGACCGGTGACTATCTTGATGTTGGCTCATCTGGAGTTACCAATATCGGGTCAGGTGATTTTACTGTCGAGTTCTGGATTAGCACTATCGACTCATCATTTAACATTTTTAACCCCGTAAGCGGCACGGGCGCAGGCTACTGGGGGCTTATAGTACAGAGTGGCGATTTGCGTTGGAATAACGCTTACGCCTCCACCAATCTCTGGGTTGTTGATGGGGCATCAATCATTGATGGGCACTGGCACCACGTTGCCGTCGTTAGGAGCAGTGGCACCCATGCTGTTTATTATGACGGCGTTGCTCAAAGCCTTCAATCCGGATCATTTTCTGACACGACAAATTACAGCGGCAGTGCAGGACTGCGTATAGGCAATGGTAACCTTGATGAGCTAAAGGGATATCTCTCAAACGTCCGGGTGGTCGCAGGGACTGCTATTTATACGTCGAACTTTACTCCGCCGACAGAGCCATTTACCAGTAGCGCCAGTTATACGGAAAAAGCAATTGTTTGTCAGTCGAATAGGTTCATAGACAATGGCGACAACTCAAATGCCATAACCATTTCCGGCAATACAATCATTTCTCGCTACAGCCCGTTTGGTGGTGGTAAGCCGTATGATTTTGCCGCAGATGGTGGGTCTGCGTACTTTGACGACACTGCCGCAAACCAATATTTACAAATAGCAGATAACAGCGTTTTTGATGCTACTTCTTCTTTGTGTATAGAGGCTTGGTTTTATATGACCTCTGCTCCGGGAGACGGCCCGAATGCACACGCTATTGTTAATAAATGGGTTTCAACAACTCCCGGCCAACGCACTATATTTATAGATATAGAAAGCACTGGTTTGCGTGTTTACGCTGATATTCAAAACTCATTAAACCCCGTACTAATTACCACCGATGGCGGCGCTATATCTCAACACGCATGGCACCATGTTGCTGTAACATGGGACGGCTCAACATACAGGGCATTTTTAGACGGGGTTTTGGAGGGTTCAACATCTAATTCCAACGCCCCTGTTGCTTCTAGCCAGCCAGTTAGGGTTGCTTATAACACCAATACGCACTGGTTTGGTGGTTATATTTCGGATGTTAGATGGGTAACAGACGGCGGTGCTATTTATACGTCAGATTTTACCCCGCCGACAGCACCATTGACCGCAGTAACCAACACAAGCCTGTTACTAAGCTTCCAAGACTCTGCAATTCCTGATAAGTCAGGATTAAGTAATGTAAACACAGTAGACGGCGCAAAAATCATTACGCTGACAAGTCCTGCCAAGTATGGCAATAACTCCATGCAGTTTGGCGGTACGACAGACCGATTAATTACTCTTGGCCCAGACCTGTTGCTTGGCACAGGCGACCTTACAATCGAGTTCTGGGTTTATTTTAATTCAGTGAGCGACGGCAACATTTACACCATCTTGGACGGCAGGACCACGTCAGACACAACCAATGTGATGTGGGCACAAGAGGCTAGTGGTTCTTGGACGATCTTCAATGGCGCTGGCGCTGGCTTGGCTTCGGGGTGGGGCAGTAGCACCTTTACGACCGGTGTTTGGTATCACGTTGCTCAGACAAGATCAAATGGCGTTAGCCGCTTTTTTAAGAACGGCACTCAAACGAGCGGCAATCTCTCCGACCCAAGCGATTACAACTCCAGCACTTACAGCATCGGCGGAAGGTATTCTCCCTCCGCATACAGTCTTGATGGCTACATAGACGATTTTAGAATCACGAAGGGCTTGGCCCGTTATACATCAAACTTTACACCGCCGACCGAGGCGTTACCCAAGTTTTAATAGGAGGCAGGCATGTTGTTTGTCGATTTGGCGACTGAACAGCCAAAAACAAAGGTTCAATTAATTCAAGAGAATAAGCGCATGTCATTGCCTGCGGCATGGACCGATGCAACGCTGGAGGCGCTCAATGTTGCTCGCGTCACGGCGGTGCCCGCGCCTACCGTTGGGGAGTTTGAGGTTGCAGTCAAGGACGGCGTTGAGCAAGTTGACGGTGAGTGGCGCGAAAAGTGGGCAACTCAGGACATGTTTACTGAGTACACCTACCCGCGATATCTAGACGCTGACGGGAATGAGGTTGCTAGCGCAGATTCTGAAGGGTATGACCGCACAGAGACGGCAACAAAAACCGTGCAGGACCAGAAGGATGAAAAGAGAGCTAATGACAATGCCGCGCTGGCCGCAACTGCTCGCGAGAAGCGAGACGCACTGCTAAAAGAAACTGACCATTACGGCCTTTCCGATATGACTATGTCTGCGGAGATGACCACTTATCGGCAGGCTCTGCGTGATGTTCCCCAGCAAGCAGACTTTCCTAGTACCATCAATTGGCCCACAAAGCCGGAATAACTGACCGGAGAGAGAAATGGCGCTTGTACTTAAAGACAGGGTCAAAGAGACGACAACAACGACCGGCACAGGGGCAATATCCTTGGGCGGCGCGGCGACTAATTTTCAGACTTTTTCGTCAGTCCTCTCAGACGCAGATACTACCTACTACGCAATTGTTGACGCAACCAACACCGATTTCGAGGTTGGACTTGGCACATACGCCAGTAGTGGCAACACGCTAACAAGAACAACTGTTTTAGAGAGTTCAAATAGCGGCTCTGCGGTTGACTTTGGTGCAGGCACAAAAAACGTCTTTATTGCATACCCAGCCGAAAAGGCGGTTTATGAAGAGTCTGACGGCTCGGTCTTGATTGAAAACCTTGAACTCAATGCCAACGCAATCAAGTCCACGGACACCAACGGCAACATTCAGTTGTTCCCAAATGGAACAGGCTATACCGAGCTATACGGAAACACCAATCCGGGGACAATCCGATTTAACTGCGAGGTTAATACCCACGGAGTGACGTTAAAGGGACCGGCCCACAGCGCCGCCGCGACCTACACGGTAAGCTTGCCAGATACACTGGGCACCACTCAGGCGTCAGGTGTTGTTACGTCGGACGCCAACGGTGTTGTTACGTTTGATAATGGGATTTCAGAAGAATACACAGCAGTAACGTCTAGCTCTAACGCTACGACTGTAAACCTGCGAGACGGAACAAACTTTAGCCACACGTTGACAGAAAACACCACGTTTACCTTTAGCAACCCAGCCTCTAGCGGCAAGGCATCCGCCTTTACGTTGAAGATTGTGCAAGATGCTAGTGCATCTGGTTACACAGTAACGTGGCCTGCATCTGTAGATTGGCCTAACGCTACGGCCCCGACGTTAACGTCAACAGCAAGCGCGGTAGATATATTTGTGTTTATCACCCATGACGGGGGCACAACCTATTACGGGTTTACAGCGGGCCAAGCGTTCGGATGACGATAAGTAGGTTCATTACATTGGCGGCGGCAGGCAATCCTACCGCTCCTGTGGCTTCCGGCAGGGTGCTTGTCGGCATCGGCTACACAGGTTCTTCTTCAGCCGTGATTGAGTACTTTGACACATCGTCTACAGGTAATTCTGCTAACTTTGGCAATTTAACTGCCGGTAGGTGGGGCGCACCGGCACTTGGTAATGCCACTAGGAGTGTTTTCGGGGGCGGCTATACCAGCGAAACAGAAATAGATTATGTTACTCCTAGTTCAACCGGAAATGCCGTTGATTGGGGGACAAACTCTGCTTCCATACATAGGGGCGGCAGTGGAACAAATAGCGATACACGCGGCTTACTAATCGCGGGAGAAGCGTCAAATAGTAACATTGAATATCTTACCATCGCGACGACAGGAACTATCGCAAACTTTGGAACTATCTCGACTGACGGCAATTACACGGGAGCTTGCTCATCTCCGACGCGGTCGCTGAATGGAACATCAAACAGCACCACGGTTCAGTATGTCACCATTGCCTCCACCGGTAACGCCGTTACTTTTGGCACGTTATCGTCCAGCGCGGATGGGCGACAAGCCTGCTCTAATGGTACTCGCGGGTTATTTGGCGGCAACGCCTCATACTCAAACGTGATTGAGTACTTTACGATTGCCAGTACAGGTAACGCAACCGACTTTGGCGATCTGACAGCCGCAATGGCATATACAGGATCTAGTTCTGATAAGAATTATGGATTTTGGATAAATGGTTTTGACGGTACAGCGAATAATGTAATACAAAATGTAACGATTGCTAGCACCGGGAATGCAACATCTTGGGGCACGACTTCCACCGCGAGTAGTGCGGCTTTTGCTACCGGAACAAACAACGGCGGATTGTCGTGAGCGAATCCAAGGACATTGCCGGCGGCTCCTTTTTTGCGTCTCTGCCAACCCTGACGGCAAAGCCTGAGTACGCGCTTATGGCGCAGAATGTGTCAGATAAAATGCCCGCTGTAGAGCGTGACTCCGCAAACTTCTACAAGAGCCACTCTCAGTTTATGGCGGTTACGCTGGATGTCACGGCCATAACGGGGATTCGGTCAATTAAGCACACTTTGGCTGAAGTGGAGAGGGCGCGAGCGGCATTGCAGGAATCGTATGTCCGCGTAGAAAAAAAGAAAGTCAAGGTCAAGCTTAAGGAACGCGCTTTGGAGTCTGAAAAAGACCCGCTGAAAAGGGAGTTGATTGAGCTAGACATACTCGGATTGCGGTCAGATATAGAAAGCACCACCAAGTACATGGAGGCCGGTCTGCGTAGGCTAAACTTTTTTGTCAACCAGCACGACAATCTTTTACGCAGTCTAGGCAAGTCTGAAATTACAGAGCGCGACTACGAAGAGGAAGAAACCAAGTACCACATCATGACGGCAATGAAGCAGGCGCTGATCTCGTCCAGATCGCGAGGCGGCGTCATTGATGAGGGAAATATGATCTACCTATTCGACCTCGGCATTAACGGCGCAGACGCTCAAGCAGAAGTATTTGCCTACCTTCACGCCGAAAAAGAAATCGTGGATTCCGGCTCCGCGCCATCCCACGAAATGACGGTTAAGTGGCTGGAGGCTTGCGCGGAAAAATGGAAGGATTGCCCGGCTCGGTTTGCGGGTTCAAGGGGATTTGAGCTAATAGACTGCTCGTCGCTTGCTAGCGGCAGGGGGTAATAGAGATGGACCCCCTGTCTTTGGTGGCAATGGCTTCGACCACCTTCAAGGGGGTGCAGGTGCTGGTTAGCAAAGGGGCTGAGATAGAACATGTGGCCCAGAAGCTGGGCCACTGGTACACGCTGGTATCTGACATCAATCAGGCCAAGCGCGAAGCGGAAAACCCACCACTGTTCAAAAAAATGTTTGACGGCTCTTCCGTGGAAGAGCAGGCGTTAAACGCCGTTATTGCCAAAAAAAAGATAGAAGAGCAGAGCAAGCAAATCCGCGAACTGATTATGTACGCATACGGCGAAGAAACATATCGCGAAATGCTACAGATGCGTAAGGATATTAGGGCCAAGCGGGAAAAAATGATTTACAAACAGCGGCGCAGGCAAAAGCGTATGTTAGATATTTCTGCACTTATTCTAGGTATAATGGCGTCGGGGCTTGTAGTTTGGGCCACCGTTTCGTTTATCCAAAAATTTGGGAGCGCGTAAATATGCGATATGCACTTAGTTTTTTAGCTGTTTTCTTTTCTTTACCGGCTTTGTCTCAAACTATCATTGATTACGAAGATGGGTCTACTTATACGTTAGAACAAAGAGAAGAAGCGTACGTCACTCATGAAATAGTTTTTGTTAAGCGAGAGTATGCTTCTGGAGCCGTATATTTCAGAGTGCTATCTCCTAACGTCAAGCGAGATTACGTCGAAACACCGTGGGACGGCCTGAAACCCGGCTCTCACGAATGGTGCAAAGAGTACGTTCCTTGGAGCGAGGGTTACACGTTTGGTATGCAAACTTGGCAACGGTCGTGTGACACCAACGGCGATGGCGTATACGACGAAAACGACGATGGCTGGTCTGAGTAAAGAATAGCGCCTTATGTTTGGATCTAGTAGCTTTTCTGCATCCCCTTTTAGCCAAAGCGGCGGCGTTAGCCCTAACGTTTCCGTTTCGGTTACAGGCGTTGAGGCCACGGGGGTTGTAGGCGACGTTACCGTTAACGGCAACGTTGAAATCCTTGTATCGGGACTTGAGGCTACTGTTCAAACCAGTGGCGTAGTATTTAATGCGTCTACTAATGTAACGGGCCTTGAAGCAACGGCGGCTGTAGGCGACGTTACTGTAAATATTGTTGCTACGGTAAACGTAACGGGAGTTTCGGCAAGTGCTGTCGTGGGAGGCAGTGTTGGCGAATCTGGTGGATCGCTTTTGGGCGGTTTGTCCTTCTCAGAAGAACCTTTTGCAAGTCTTGGCGACGATATTGGTAGCATCATAGATGTTTCGACGGGGGTAAATCAAAGTGTTACCGGCGTTGAAGCCACCGGTCTTGTAAACGGCGTTGACGTAAAATTACAGCCAAATGTTCTTGTTACCGGTGTATCCGCCACCGGCGTCGTTGGCTTAGTCTCGGTTACGGAAGGAACGGGAGTCAATGTTCTTGTTACCGGTGTATCCGCCACCGGCGTCGTTGGTGACGCCACGGTTAGCACGGAAGCAAATGTTTCTGTCACAGGGCTTGAGTCAACCGCTCAAATAGGTTCTGTCACTGTAATAGAGGGTTTTGGAGAAAATGTTTTAGTAAGTAGCCCTCGGTTAAGAGGAAATGTAGGAGTTGTCACCGCTAATGGAGAAATTAGTGTTCTTGTTACCGGAGTTGAAGCGACAGGTCAAGTCGGTCAAGTCGGTCAATTATCGTGGAACTCGATTATTCCTAATCAAAATGCAAACTGGGTCGAAATAGCGGCATAGCGAGGAAACCATGCCTAGTACATACACAACAAACCTTGGTATTGAAAAGATTGCAACGGGTGAGCAGTCTGGTACTTGGGGCGGTACGACCAATACAAATTTAGACTTGATAGATTCTGCCATTGACGGAATTATTTCTATAAACGTTTCATCCGCCGGTAGTTCGGGGGCACCAAACGGATTGCCGATTACAGACGGTGCCGTATCAAACGGTCGAAATAAATTTATTGAGTTTTCTGATGGCGGCGATTTGGGAGCCAATGCTTTTTTTCAGCTAACGCCCGACAATGCAGAAAAAATTGTTCACATTCGTAATTCTTTGAGCGGTAGTCGCTCTTTAATTTTGTTTCAAGGAACATATAACGCTTCTAACGACTTTGAAGTGCCTGCGGGCAAAGATGTTATTTTAAAGTTTGATGGCGGCGGTGCTGGCGCGACGGTTACACAAGTGTTTACAGACCTTTTTGCAACCGCAATTACGGCTCCGTTAACGGGTGATGTGACGGGTAATGTGACCGGAAATGTAACGGGTAATGTGACCGGAAATGTAACGGGTAATGTGACGGGGGACCTAACCGGCAACGTCACGGGTAATGTGACGGGTAATATAACCTCTAGCGGATCAAGCTCTTTTACCAATATCGACATAACTGGCGGCTCTATTGATGGAACGCCAATTGGTGAAAATTCAATCTCAACCGGTCGATTTAGCACCATTAACAGCACAGGAACCGCGACGCTTTCAACCGTTGACATTGCGGCGGGGGAAATTGACGGCACGAACATAGGCGCAAACACGCCCGCCACAGGCGCTTTTAGCACGTTATCTTCTACTGGGACGGCCACCTTAGCCACGGTAGATATCAATGCGGGCGCAATTGACGGCACGAACATAGGTGCGGGCACTCCCGGAACAGGAGTCTTTTCTGCACTGTCTACTACGGGGGACAGCGTTACGATTCAAACCACGCAAACTCCTTCAAGTGCCACGGCCACCGGAACGACGGGCGAGATTGCTTGGGACTCTAATTACATTTATGTGTGTGTTGCCTCTAACACATGGAAGCGCGTAGCGATTGATACGTGGAGCTAAACGATGCCGCTGACAAAGCTCCAATTTAGGCCGGGTGTAAACCGAGAAACCACCTCCTACACTAACGAGGGCGGCTGGTTTGACGGCGACAAGATACGCTTTCGATTCGGCGTCCCCGAAAAGATTGGCGGGTGGGAACGTGCTACGCAAAACACTTTTCTAGGGACCTGTCGCGCCCTAAAGCCGTTTGTCGCGCTCGACGGCTCGCAGTACATGGGCCTCGGAACAAACCTGAAATATTACATTGAGGAAGGCGGTCTTTACTACGATATTACGCCAATTCGCGCCACTACGGCGGCGGGAGATGTAACGTTTAGCGCAACAAATGGGTCCTCTACTCTTACTGTTTCAGACACGGCCCACGGAGCAGTAACAGACGATTTCGTTACTTTTTCTGGGGCGGTGTCGCTTGGCGGCAACATTACAGCGGATGTTTTAAACCAAGAATATCAAATCAGCGGTGTCGTTGATGACAACAGTTACACCATCGTGGCGAAAGACACCTCTGGCGCATCTGTCGATGCCAACAGTAGTGACACGGGGAATGGCGGTAGTTCTGTTGTAGGCGCGTACCAGATCAACGTGGGTCTGGATACGTCGGTTAGCGGCACTGGTTGGGGCGTGGGCACATGGGGCCGTGAAGGCTGGGGCGATGCAGACACGACGGCAGGAGCAACTACAGAAGTTCTTCGTGTTTGGACGCATGACAACTTTGGTGAAGATTTAATTATCAATGTCCGGGATGCGGGCATTTATTACTGGGACAAGACCTTGGGTCTGTCTTCACGGGCCGTGGCCCTATCTGACCTATCCGGAGCAGACGCTACGACGCCGACGATTGCAAAACAGGTGCTAGTTTCAGACCGCGACAGGCACATTATTGCTTTTGGCTGTGACCCTGAAAACAATATTGGAGTACAGGACCCCCTGTTGATCCGGTTTAGCGCCCAAGAAAGCCCTACGACGTGGCAGTCCTTGCCTAACAACACGGCAGGGGATCTGCGTATTGGCTCGGGTTCAGAGATTGTTGCGGCGGTAGAAACAAGACAACAAGTGCTTGTTTTTACTGACGTTTCCCTACACGCCATGCAGTTCTTGGGGCCACCCTTTACTTTCGGCATCAACATGATTTCTGAGAACATTTCGATCATGTCGCCTTTGTGCGCGATTGCTCACGATGATGCCGTGTACTGGATGGGCTTTGAAGAATTTTATGCTTACGCGGGACAGGTTCAGCGTATTCCCTGTTCTGTCCGATCTTATGTCTTTGATGATTTTAACCGCGAGCAAAAAGAGAAAGTGTTTGCGGCGCTCAACTCGGCATACAACGAGGTCTGGTGGTTCTATCCTTCTTCTGCGTCGAGCGAAGTTGACCGCTATGTCGTATTTAATTTCCAAGAGCAAGCGTGGTATTACGGCACTCTGACGCGTACCGCTTGGGTGGATCGGGGTATTAACGATTACCCGATTGCCACGTATACCGACGGACGACAGTATTTCCATGAGCTTGGCTTGGATGACGGGACCACGGTCCCCGAATCAGCCATCTCGGCATATGTGGAATCTAGCCAAATCGACATTGGTGAGGGCGAGCAGTTTGCCTTTATTCGCCGCATTGTGCCCGATGTGACGTTTGAGAACTCAACGGCAACCGCACCTACGGTGACGTTTACGACAAAAGTGCGTAATTTTCCCGGTGGCGACTATCTCAACTCTGACGCCGCCGATACTACGCGGACTGCAACGACACCGGTAGAGCAGTTTACAAACCAAGTTCATTTGCGTCTGCGGGGCAGGAGCTTTGCCCTGCGGATAAGCTCTGATGAACAACAAGTGCAATGGCGCTTGGGTTCACCAAGGCTTGACATACGACCGGATGGCCGCAGATGAGTGGCCGCCGCCTTGTTTTACCTCAGTTTCCAACCGCTCCGCTGTCATATGACCCTAAATATATGGCCGAGGTGGTGCGTTCGTTTTCCGTGTTTCTGGAGTTGTTCAACAACCCCGGCGATGCACGGCACACGGAACTGACTTTGACGAACCTGCCGGAGAATGACTACAACCTAGAGACGGGTGCTGTTTTTCAGCAGGATGGGAATCTAAAAATTGTCGTCGCCTATAAGCCTCATCCGGCGGGAGTAGCCGGTACATCAGGCGTAGGATCGGTGACTGTATCGACCCCATAGAGGGGGTTTGATACAATAACGCCTTATTATGGGATAGCTATATGACTGCCGCCGCACTACCACAAAGCCAAGAGCCTTATGAGGTCCCTGAAGGGGGCCTTGCGTCGTTTTTGACCGCAACGGTTGGTGATTGGTCCGACGAAGCTCTTAACTCTGACAACTACTATGACATCGTTAAGCCCACAGCCGAGCAACTGGCGGTATTTGGCCGTGAAGAAGATGATCGCATAGCGCACGTTGCGACGGGCGAAACCGTCATACCGATGGCGGTATTTGAAGAAGATCCGGCTTTGAAAGAGGCGCTTTTTGCTCGTATGCGAGACATGGGCATTGAGCCAGAGCGTTATGTTGTCGGTAACGAGCTAAACAGCATCAACCCTGTTACAGGCCAGCCTGAGTTCTTTTTGAAGAAGCTTTTCAAGGGCATCAAGAAAGCAGTTAAGGGCGTTGTTAAGGTCTTTAAGAAGATTGCCCCGATTGTTCTCTCTATCGGCTTGGCAATGACGCCTCTTGGTCCGATTGCTGGCGCGGCGCTAGGTTCTGGTTTGGGTACGCTGGTTCAGGGCGGTAGCTTAAAAGACGCGTTTAAATCGGCGCTAATTGGCGGCGCAATGGGCGGTCTTTCTTCTGGTATTGGTAGCGTCCTAAAAGGCGGCGAGTTTATGGCAGGCGTGAAGAGCGGCCTGCCTACGACGTTTGGTGGCGGCGTTAACCCCACTTTGCCTTCTGTGGAAGAGTTGGCTTCTAAAGTCTCAGAAGGAACGCCGGTAGTAGACAAGTCGCTTGCAGAGCAAGTTGTGTCCGAGGCGGCGGCAGTTCCTCCAGCGGCCCCAACGGGGGCACCGGGCACTATAAACACAACTGGTCCGGTTAATCTGCTTCCCGGCCCAGTTCCCGGTGCGGCGGAAGCAGAGCTTGCTATGCGGGCAAAAACAGCGGCAGGCGGAATTCCTCAAAGTGCCACTATGGCTGGCTATCAAGGGACGCCGCTTGCAGACGACGCCGTTTCTTCTGCACTGGGCATTGAACCCACCGTTCCAAAAGAAACGGTGATGTCTGCTTCTCCTGCAACGGGTACGGGTGGTGCGCCATCTCCTACCACCGGCACCGCCATAACAGGCGTTCAAGATATTACAGCGGCAGTTAGGCAAGCGGCAGATCCCGGCTTTTTTGCCTCTATGAAAGAGTTTTTTACCACGGGCAATTTAGACGCCTTGAAACAAGCGTTTCTGCCGGGCACAAAACCGGAAGTAATTTTAGAAAGGCTTAGGGATGCAGGGTTTAATGTATCTAAAGAAGTGGCCGCTGACATTGCCGCAGAATTGGCCCCGAAAACTTTGCGTAGCTACGGCCCCTTAGCGGCGGCAGGGCTAGGCATCCTTGGGCTTACTGGTGGCTTTGAGCAACCTGAGATGGAAGAAATAGAGGGCATGTATGGTGGCATGACCGGAGCCAAGTTACTTGAACTGTACCCTGAAAGGTATGGTTTGCCCCAGCCCGGACAGTTCTACCAGCCGTTACCACCACCGGGAGCCGCAAAGGGTGGAGATATTCAACATTTTCCACGGAAAAACGGCCCAATTTATGGCCCCGGTACGGAAACTTCAGATGACATTCCGGCAATGCTGTCGGACGGAGAGTTTGTGATGACGGCAAAGGCTGTAAGAGGTGCCGGAAACGGTAGCCGAGAGGCCGGAATGCGGCGCATGTACGACATGATGCGTAAGTTTGAAGGGGGTGCCGCGCGTGGCAACTGAGACTCAAATTCAACAGATTCAGGAAAACCCTGCAATTGAAGCGTATCGCCTCGACCTATTACGTGCCGTTTCTCAGTTTGTTGATAGAAACCTTGGCAGTATGCCTCCGCCACCTGTTACACCTCCGGCCTATCAAGTAGCTGGATTGACGCCTCTTCAACAAGAAGCGGCGGTCATGGCAAGACGCGGCATTGGCTCATACGAGCCGTATATGCAAGCGGGCTTGGACGCCATGCGCCGTGGTGAGCAGTACGCGGAACAGTATGGCTTTGGCGGTCTACAAGAAGCTTTAGGCGCTACCCGAGCGGGACAACAGGTTTTGGGCCAAGCCGCCGACATTGCCGCCGCACAGCGGGCACAGCCTTATGCCTATCAACAGGCCGCCGTAGCCGATATTGGTCGTGCGGCAGGCATGTCTCGCGAAGCGGCACAGGCCGGTTATCAAGCTCTTGGCGGCACGGGCCGTCAATTCGACCCGTATCTGACCAGCTTGTATATGAACCCCTACGAAGATGCGGTGGTTCAGCAGGCCATGACCGACATTGATCGCGGTAGTCAGCTACAGCGACAACAGCTTGGCGCACAGGCCGCCGCTACGGGAGCCTTTGGCGGTTCTCGACAAGCCGTGGCAGAGCAAGAACTGAACCGTAACTTGGC